GTGCATTGGTTGTGTCAGCTCCAGCCGCACCAGCGCCACTAACAATTGACGTAAATATTGACGAAATGGTTGGCGCTGCCCCTGCGATTCCGCCAGTATCTCCGCTCGTCGCCCCGCCTCCTGGAACCGATATATAAGATCCGAAGGCCGTGGCTCCACCTGCCGGGCCATTCGATCTAGCCCCGGATGTTCCGGTAGGCCCTGTCCCGCCCGCGCCCACAACGACTTGTATGACGCTCGCCAATCTGGATGGAGCCAAACAAACAGCAAGCGCGCATGCGCCGCCGCCACCGCCAGCGCCCGGACTGGTAACTGCATTTCCAGCCCCGGAACCGCCAGCACTTCCGCCGCCATACGCTTCAACGACGATAAATTTCGCATCGGTTGGGACATTAAACAATCCAGAAGTTAAGAATACTTTTTGTGAGCCGCCAGCTTTGAGTATGGCTTCAGTGAAGCCGGGCATTAATCCGATATTCATATTACAGATCGCCGCCAATTGCTATTACATTGAATGACTCTGCGTTATGCGTCGACGCTCGCAGACTATATCCTGTTGGCAATGTTAACGGCAAAAACCCTATATCTTGTGCGTTATTACTCGACATTGCGGCGTAAAATGTCGCAACGGAAGCCGATGGCGTTACTGCCGATACCGGTACTTCGCGCCATAATTTATATGCGCTTCCATCATGAATAAATAGCCTGACCATTCCGGCGGTTGTTGTACTCGTGGCAATAACCACGATCCTATCTATCCGCGTACCGCTTGCTCCGGCAGATAACACAGTACCAATCGTTCCAGTTCCGTCCCTGTTTGTGTTCGCTGTTGTGATATTGGCCAGCCCGACTTTCGGAGTTGCGGCATATTGAGGTGTTGTACTCATTATATTATTCCTTCTGCTTGATATAGAAATCCTGGAAATTTGCCCCAGCTTGCTACCGATACACCATCCGTCACTAATATGTCGCCCTCATCTGCGCTTGCTTGCCCTGGTAGCGCGCTTGAAAATGATGTCGCGGCCACAAAAGCAGTCGTTGCGATTTGTGTCGTACTTGTACCAGTCGTCGCAGTAGGGGCGGCAGGAATTCCGGTGAATGTTGGCGATGCTATCGGCGCTTTTGCGGTCACTGTGTTTAGATCGGAATGAGTAACTGTTACCGCGCCTGAAACATTCGGAAATGTTGTCTTAATTGCCGATTTGATGTTTCTTATATGGTCGTCGCCCTCAGATTTTGGATCTGCCGAAACCGGATTGGTAGCAACCAAATCCGAAATATAAGTCACGCTTTCTAGTCCCATCTTAAGTTCCTCCGTCAATTATGTTGCCGGTTGCTTTTGCGTTTAAATCGCTTTGCAGCGTTGCGTTTGTACGATTGCCGAATTCGGCGTTTTGAGCTTCTTCTAATGCTGATCTAAAGCGCACTTCAAACATTTCCGCATCTTTATAATCGCGCGCAAATGTGCATGCCTCAACCAGCGCACTAAATAGATAGACATTCGGATAATTAGTCAAAATGTCATTGGTTGATGTGCTTGAAATGTCGTACCCCATCTTGTACCGCATGGAATAGGTATACGCGGCAGAACATGGGCAGTTAAATGCCAAATTTGCCCCGTCTATCGTGTAATACAGCGGGATTCCGTTGCTGTTGCTGACCGGCAATTGCTCTGGCGTCAGATAAGGAACCTCCACTCGCGGCAAGTATGTTGTGAACCACAGTGCGCTTGGAGAAATGAACCTTGTCGGCAGCGTAATAAACCGGCTGCCGATTGATCCCGTTAATGTAGCTTCCGTTTCGGCAGCGCGAGAAGCCAATAGCGTATTGATGCGTTTTTCAGCCAGTTCAATAAAATCCGGTATCTGCGAAACGTCTCGATGATGCCAATCTGCAATTGCTGTTTGCAGTTCTGTGTAATTAGCGATGCTCATTTTTTACGATTCTGCCGGTGTAAAATTTTTGCCTGCTGCTCAGGTTCCGCCGGAATTTCCTGTTTTTCTGATTGCGCGTCATCCGGCGCGTCCGTCCATCCATTCTTGCGCATCAAATCAATATCATCGTTGCTGTACGCATTGTGATACCCATGCTGCGGGTGAAATAATCGTGTAGGCATAAAAAACCGCCCCCATTACTGGAAGCGGCCTCAATTAATTAATTGACTGTTACGACGTTGCGAAAGGATCTGCCAATGTGCCAGCACCTACCGCGATGCCTTCTACATACCACGAAGTCGCACTTAAAGCGGTAAATCTCAGCCGCCCGCCCTTAAGTCCGCCCTTGGTTGCGCCGTCCATCGAAACTGCGACATGGGTTGTGCCGTCGCCAGCGAACACGTCGCCAGATTCCGCCACGGTCAGTGAACCAATCATTACAGCGCCAGTTAGAAACACCGTTGCTGCATTCGTGATAATTTTTGCCGCATTTGATGTGATTGACGTTTTAACCACGAAATCAAATTGCATACCCTCGACCGGGGCGGGCAGTGTAAAAACAATACCAGCCGCACGATCAAACACACACAAAGCGCCGGATTCTTCCGCCAGCAAAGTACGAGTAGATCCTTGGCTTTGGATTACCTCACGATGTAGACCAGTTGCCACGCAACCATCGGCACTATCGTAATTAAGACGTTCAAGATTTGCTGAAATAGCCATTTTATTAATCCTCCGTTATTTAAGAAGCAGAACCGATCATGCGGCAAGCCCAAGCCGGACGCAGCGCGGCCATTCCGTATAAAATATCCAAACGCATGAGCAATTCATCGTTGCGGATGTCAGAAGCCATCCATACACGAACCGATAGATTATCTTTCATGCGGCGTACGCATTTCTGCGCATCGTCCATGATCGGAAGATCGGCGGTTATGAACTGGAATGCCTCCTTGTGATACATCAAGCTTTGAACGTAACTGGTAGAAGCAGCGCCAACAAACGTTAGTGTCTTACTATTGAAGTCCGTTGTGGCTAATGCAGCGCCGGTGCTAGAACAAACGTTTTGACGTGGCCCGCTAATGTAAATTGCTGGTGAAACCGTCGTATCGTTTCCTGATGAACCGGTTATGACGAATTGCTGCAATACACCTAAGCTTGCCTTTGTCTCAGGATGGCACTGATAAACACCGGAAATAGTGAAAACCATGCCAACGTTCTGATCCGCAATTGCAACGGTTGTGTGCATGCCAACCAAAGAGCCGCCGTTAGTAACACCTGCCGCCGCATTGGTTGTGCCTGTAACGTCAGCGCCGTTTGTCAGTGTCCATAAGCGCTCGTTTTCATAGTAATCAGCCATTGCAGTACGAGAAACCAGACCCTCACGGAATTGCTCGCCAATTGCATTGGACGGATTGAAATAAGCCGCCATGCCGTTGACCAGGCCACCCATTGTGGTTGAATCCATTTGGATTGATCGCTGGTTATCTTTTGGTGCCAAACCTTGATTAAGCTTTGCACGAGCGGCACCGGGGACAACTAGCGTAGTAATACCAGTACCAGCGGTTCCTGCGACGTTGTAAGTCGCCTTGGATGCAAACGCCAGAAAATCAGACTCGATGCCCGACACCAGCACACTAACCGCCGGTTCGATGTAATTTTTGCTCAAATCATCAAATGCAGCGCCGTTGTTGACTGACTGAATCAACTCTGACGAATTGAAGCGCATATCAACGCCGTCCTGCGTTGCGACGGTAATTGTTTGTGAAGTTTCAGCTTGATCCTGAACATCCATAACGCGCGAACCTTGACGGCGTGTATACATGTTCGGTTCACGAACGCGCAAGGTAGAACCTTGCTTGCCCTTGCCGTTGTCTTTAAACGATGCGTCATATTGACGATCAACTGTGCCGATAAAAGTAAGTTTTTCGTGCGCAATACGAAGCGCCTCTTTAGTCACCATGTCGACGACTTTGAAAGAATTTGCCATTTTTTAAGCTCCTGTGGATTTACCGAAGCCACAAATGAAAAAACCCGCTCGAGGCGGGTTCTTTTTGTGTTTCAGTGTTTGTTTTGTTAGCGTTTGGCGATCTGCTTCCTGCGCCATGCGGCAAATTCGGTATCGCTCATTTCTGACGGGTCTTTATTGATCTTTCCAACCCGGCTGTTAATGTTCGTTACTGGTTTTGCCTCGGCGGGGCGTGCTTTCGCTGTTTGTTTTTTGATGATTTGGTCGCCTTGATAGGCTAGGTGCAACAGCTTGTATATTCGAGGATCAGTTTTTGCTTGCTGCACATCCGCAAGATCAAATCCAAAACTCGAAATAGCAAACTTTTGTAACCGCCCTTCTAATTCTGGAGACCAATTCTTAATTTCTCGCTTCAAAACAGATTCGCTTTCCTGCAATAACTTGGCAGCATGCTGCTGTTGTTCCAGAGCCATGTACTGTTCTTTTTGTGCGAGTTGATTGACCAATTGCGCCCGACCATCTTTTAATTGCGAGAATTGCATGAATAGCTGTTGCGCCCGGATTGGGTCTTGTTCTGTCAACCCGTTCCAGTCAACTTGCGAAAATTGATTGATTTGATCATCAATCGCCGTGAGTTTTGCTACCTCTGCAATGTGCTGTTGGTGAAATTGAGCCTGCGCCTCGAATTGCCTGCGCTGAGCCGCCAGATCCTCGGTTTTGCGAGTGTAGTCCTGGTGCATCATTACCGCTGGCTTAATGTCTTTTGGCACGCGGTATTTCTGCCCGTTTAGCTCAATTTCTTCGCTGTCTTCTTCCGGCGCTGCCTGGCCATCTTCATTGGATAGCTGCTCATCGTCACCGTCTGATTCTGCGTAATCATCTTCGTATTGTTCAGCTTCGTTCGCCTCGTCATCCGCCTCGATTAAAGCCGGGTCGACATCGGGTACTAAATTGGCCTCTGCAATCGCTTGATCCATTTTTTAAACCTCACAAATAAAAAAAGCCCGCTCAATGGCGGGCACAAATAAAAAAACCGGCTCTAGGCCGGTCTTTTCTCGCGTTGCTGCTGATCTAGATCATTGTCATAATCAGCATCAATTCGTCTTCTTCCTGTTGTTGTTTTTCTCGCTCTTTTTCTCTTTGTATTCTTTGCTCAATCTCGTAAATAGCGCGTTGAATCCGCGCAGAAATTCGCTTGTGTTCTAATGATTTGAGTATTTGTAACGAAACTACATAAAACTGCTCATCAACCTTGAATCCTTCGCGCTCAATATTGCGTTCAAGTTCCCTTATCGAAATCGGTTCATCCTGCGCTTGCTCTATTTCATGTTGCACAGCCTGACGAATAGCCGTTTGTATTCTTTTTTTGGCTTTCTTGAGTTTTTTTCTATTTTTCTCAAGTGCACCGAAGTATTCGCGCAGCGTTCCGTAGGTTGCATGGATTGCCTGCGTTGCCGCTTCAATCGTTGCACCGAAAAACTGATTGGCGCTGCTAAATATGCTGTCCTGCGTCAGCGTTACCGCGCCCGTTGTTGCTGTATGCCCGTAAAACGTATTAGCGTTATCAAACGTCGCGTTTTGGGTTAAGCCCTGCGTCGCCCCCGGCGCGGTGACGGTTGCCGAGTAAAACGCCGCAGAATTATCAAACCGGCTTGCCTGCGTTAACCCGTGGCTGACAGTTGCAGCGTAAAACGAACTGTTGTTGGTTGCTGTGCTACTTTGAACCAAACCATGATTTACAGTCGCGGAATAAAACGACTCTGTGTTATTAAACCGCGATGATTGCGTTAAACCATGTGAAACTGTAGCGGTATAGAATGCCGCGTTATTATCAAACCTTAATGCCTGCACCAAGCCATGACTGACTACTGGCCCATAAAACGCGCTGCTATTATCAAATCGCGACGCCTGAACCAGACCATGATTAACAGTAGCGGAATAAAACGCAGCGCTATTCGTTGCGCTGCCTGCCTGCGTCAGCGTTACTGATCCGGGCGTTACTGTCGGTGCATAAAAGCTATTGCTGTTTGAAACTAATGACGGCAATAGCGTTTGAGTTCCACCCAATGAAACAACGGCAGCATAAAACGAATTACTGCTATCAAACCTTGTTGCCTGCACCAGACCATGACTTACGGTTGCGGCATAGAACGATCCGCTATTTGCAAATGAACTGCCCTGCGTCAGCCCATGGCTGACAGTCGCGGCATAGAATGCTGCACTATTATCGAATCGCGCCGATTGGGTTAGTCCATGACTAACAGTATGCGCATTGAAACTATTGCTATTATCAAAGCGACTGCTTTGAGTTAAAGTTACAACGCCCGGCGTTACTGTCGGTGCATAGAACGAATTGCTGTTATCAAACCTTGTGGACTGCGTTAGCGTTTGGTTGCCAGATCCGGCAACATAACTGCCAAAATAAATTCCATCCATGATTAAGCTGTGGTATTAATTTCCAGCCATCCGTCCGCCCATTCCTTTGTACTTGTTTGGTCAATCCAAGTAATTAATACATTATCTGCATTCATTTCTGTAGCAGATAAATCTAACTTAATACTTACTGTACTTGCTGGTGTATTAGTTGGTAATGTAGTAAGGTTGGCAAAAGCACCTCCATCTTTACTTATTTTAAAATCACCTGCTGCAATAGTAGGGGTAGATTTTAATGATAGATTATCTGTAGCATCCCTTACACATACATAAGTGACAAACGCTTGATTCTTTTTAGGTGGATTACTATTAGCCATTAATACACCCCTACTTGACCACTACACATATTTACTCCTTGTTCCATGTGAACTCCTAATAATCCTATTAATATTACCCTGGTTTTTGCTGTACCAGCATTATAATCAGAGAATGCCCCTGAATTGTCTAATCTACGACATGCATAAATTGAACTTCCATACATTGTAAGTTTTGCAGTGGTAGTTAGAGCATCAAGATAATAAACAGTCACATTATTTGCTGTGGTTGGGCGACAGGTTATTGCATAGTTGGTATTCGCTTTTATAGCGAACGGAACTGAGAACAACACTTCAACTTGTGTTGCTGCGGTGCCTCCTACTGTTGTAGCATCTACAGTGATTGTGCGTTCTGCTACTGGTGTACCTAATGGATCACTATATAGGATAAGTTCATAATCAGTGGACGCACTTGCTAATAGGCCATTAAAATATATACCATACGCCACATAAGTTGTGGATAAGTTAAAAATATTGCCATACTCATCTGCTGTAGCTGTTCCTGAATTTATATTCACACCTGTTGGTGCAACTGCGAAGAATGGAAAACCACCAAAATATCCTATTGATCCATCATCAAATACAATGTAACAATTTGGAGCTGCTGCTGATGTCTTTAAGAATGCACCAGATGTATTATTAGTGATGGTAGGTAGATTTGGTGTTGCTGGATATATTCCAGTATTATTAGAATTAACTGCGACAGCATCAGTACCACCTCTAGCTGTCATTGAAAATGTTATTGCTATTAAATCTCCATGAGCAATGGTTTTCGTTCCAGAAGTCATTACTGAGGTTTGTACTGCTCCACTTGTAACTCCACCCCCCCCTCCTGTAAAACTAGCCTCTACGTCGAAAGTACCATCCCCTTGTGCGGGAGAGGTAGCTGTAGAAACATCTTGAATTCCTACTTTAAAAGTAGTTCCAGCATTTGCGAATGTACTAGTACCTGTTCTCCAAACAATACTACCACCCCCTGCTGCTGAAATAGTTTTACTACCACCAATAGGATTTTGTAACATAATATACCCAATGACACATACAGTTTCACCAGCTGCATTGAGTGTTACCGGTGTGGCTCCAGTAGCATCTGCTTGAGCCATTAATGGGAGTCTATTTACTTGATTTACAAATACCTGACTCATATTGTTATTGTATATCCATTAGTCAATGCTGTTTTTACTTGCTGCTGTGTTCTACCTATCTTAGCAACACGAAGCAGCACTTTCAGAAATGCTTGTTTCTCTTCTTCAGTGATAGCGCCAGCTAAATCTGGAAGATAGACACCAACATCCTGTGCTGGAACATCACCAGAGACACTAAGCCTGAGATGATCGCCAGTAGCGCATTCGTATACTTTTTGTAAAGTGATATTTGCCATGTTTTTACAGCGCAAAAATACCTGATGCGTTCCAAGCTATTGAAATATTGCCGCCATTCGGAGTTACCGGTAGACCAGTTACTCCGGTATCAATGTACGCAATCAGCCGCCACGTTGTGTTGGCGCCTGCATTCTTGCGATACAGAACCAAAGCTTCTACAGTAGCACCTGAAACCGACGTAAACGTCACGTCAGCGCCATCGAACGCGCCGTTAGTGTAGCTCTTCGTCGCGCCTATCTCCTGATCCGTTCCGACAATGCCGGACAGTGACGAATAAAATTCATGTGCGGAATTGTAAGTATAGGTGCCTGTATCTACCAGCGCCACATAAACACCCGTCGTTCCTGTGCCATCCAGATCGGAGTCTGCCGAGTTTTGCAAAAGTGCTTCTTTCCACTTTGGATAAATTGCATTAGCCATTAATTAGTTGCCCCTCTTCGTTGTTTTCCGGTTGCTCTTGCTCTTGCGGTTGGTGATCCAAATATTCGGTGTAAACCTGCCAAGAGCCGTCATCCAATTTCACCGCGCGCGATACTTTGCTGTGCGGTTTTGTTTGTGCTTGCTGCTCAATCGACGGCTCTGGAATTGCCGTAATACCTTGCACCGCCTCAGCG